AGAGTAGCAAGCTTCTTGTAAGCCTTGCTACTCTAAGTTTATGGTCGAGGTGACAGGGATCGAACCTGCGACCTCATGGTCCATAAGAGTGTTCTTAAATTCTCTTATTTTATCTTAAAACGTTGGTTTTTGGCGTTTTTTCCATTAACAATTTTCAATGTTTTCTATTTGTTTCCAAACTAATGTGATAAAAATGTGATAATTTTTCCACTTAGCTTTTATTTAGTTAATATATAACATTAGTTTATAAAAAAGTCAATATTTTGATTTATATTATTTGCATATTGTATCATTTTTTCTATTTCTCCTAGATTCCAATAATCATTCTTTTTCTCAATTTTACGTTTAAATTCTTGATATGTTCTCTCATCTATTACAATTATTTTTTCCATTTGTTCTTCTCCTTTTTCTTGGAGAAACGCGTTTCTTTTTTATGATTAAATTATATAACAAAACTCGACAAAGTCAAGAAAAATCGTTCGACAAAAGCGTTCGCTGACAGCGACATATAGCGTTTTTTGCATATTCATTGTACAATTAAGGAATACTATTTTTAGAGGTATTTATGATTGTATTTAGAATTAAGCAAATTAGAGAAAGTAAAAATATAACTGCATATAGATTAGCAAAAGATGTTAAAATTTCTCGTTCTTATTTATCGGAATTAGAAAATAATAAAAAAATGAACGTTTCTTTGGAAGTTTTGGTTAACATTGCAGATTATTTGAATGTTAATGTTAAAGATTTATTTTACACTACTTTTGATATAAATTCTTTAAAACAAAAGATGTATCGTAGAATTGATAAGTACGGAATCAATTCAAAAGAAGCCCTTGAAGTTAGTCAGATAATAGATCTGCTTATTAATATAGATATGAGGAAGCTATAATGCTCCCTCAATTTTCTTTTTTATGTATTTATCTATCTGCATGCTCTGCTCTATTATCTCTTCATATCGGCTATTGTTCTTTATCTTTAGTTCAAGCTTTTTTACTTCTTCCATAAGCTTGTCCTCCTTTTTTCTATAATAACAGTTTTTCCATGCAAAGTCTGTCGAAACTTGTAAATAAATTTATAATTTTTTCAGTTTGTATTGCATAAATCCTTTTTATTTGATATATTATAGAAAATTATCAATCACCTCATACATGTGTGTGTATTAATCAGCGGTTATCTGCTGATTGTAAGGCAGTGGTCTTTCTAACCGCTGATATACTGCACACACATTGGCAGTTAAAAATTTACAAAAACGGAGGTGAAAGAATGGAAACATTGTTAACATTAATAATTTTGGTATTTGCTATATCTTTTTTGGTTGACAAACTAACTGGTTTCTTTGACAAATTTAAATTGCCTGAAAACGGTAATCCATTAAATTCTGGGAAAAAAGTTTGTATTAATTGCACAATTAGTACTGAAAGTTCTGAAGAACAGAAAAGAGAAGTTCGTACCACGCACATTACGAACTCCACTCAACATGATAATTTAGATTAGTATATTTTTAATCGGTAAGGAGCTTATGCTCCTTATTTATTATATATCATTTGTGTATTTTATATACTTAATTTCATAGGTTGTCAATACAGAATGTATATTTTTAATTTACTTTTAAATATTTTGTAATACTTCTGTAATATTATATTACTACAACTTCGTCTTTTTGTCAATCACTCATTTTACATGTTAATACTACATTTTGTATAATTTTATGATTCATTGAAGTAAAAATCAACGTACGAAAATGAGTTTAAAGGCATTTTAATTATTTAAGAATATAGTTTATTGTCTAAGATTTAACGTATTATTTCGCTATTGCGAAAATTTGTATAAAAAAAGAGGTAGGATTGCTCCTACCAAAGTTTATTTGAATAATTTATTAAATGTATTTTTCCCTACTATTCCATCTTGTGATAATCCATTTCTTGATTGAAATTCTTTTACTGCATTTTCTGTTGCAGGTCCAAATATTCCGTCCGCATCTATGTCGAATGAATGACATACTAACATTGCTTGAATTAAATATGTAATATTACCTTCTGCACCTTTTCTAACATTTATACAAGAATTGTAAGTGTTGGTTCCAAATATTCCATCGACAGCTAAACCTCTTCCATATTGTTTGTTTAATTCTGTTTGTAGACCTTTTACTAAGGCTTTCTTTGTTTCATTTCCATAGATGTTGTCTACAGCAATACTTAACCCGTATTTATCATTTAGAATAGCTTGTATTCTTGCCACGTTGCCTTTTGGGACGTTTTCTTGTGGCTGAGGTATAACTTTATTGTTTGTCTCAGAATTTGCAATCTCGCCAAATGGAAATTTATCTCCTGGGCATGAGGTTGCACATACATCTCTATGAGCTTGTACTGTTGTTATATTGTACTTGTTCTTCAAGTATGCAACTAGTTCCTTTCCAGCTTCTTTTTGAGCTTCTGGCATATCTTCTTCCATGAAGTTACCTTCAAAGCATACTCCTAAAGAATTATAATTTGAGCCATATGCATGTGCTCCCACTTTATCCTCTGGGCGAAGTCTATATACTTTACCATCTTTTTTTACTAAAAAGTGATAGCCTGCTCCGCTCCAGCCATTTCCTAAATGCCAGCGATGTATGTCTTCTGCAGAGCAATTCTTAGCATCTGCGTGATGTAGAATTATCCTTTCTGTTGACTTTCTTGTCGGCATATCTTTGAATTGTAAGTTAGTTTCAATTATTTCCATCTATTTATCCTCCTTATTAATTAGATTCTTAAACATTTCGTATAGACCTGTAGAAGCTAGTCCACTAAACATTCCAGTTAGTATTACTTCTGCATTTATACCGTTTAAGTTCATTAATACATTAATTACTAATCCTAAAATTAGCATTATTAGTGGTATGTACTTGTTTGGTATAAAGTCAAGGCTATTTTTTATAACGTAGCCAACACATAAACATATTCCTACAACTACTATACTAAAATATTGTGTTAATACTGATATATCCATAATTTCAATTTTCTCCTATTATTTTATTTAATAATTAAAGCTATAACAGCACCAACAATCGCACCTACAACGGATAAGATTATTTTGTCTCTTATAGCTTTTTTAACTTCTTTATAATCTTTTGCTGGCTCATTTTCAATGTTGCCAACACGTGCATCTAGCTTATTTACATCTTCTCTCATGAGTTTTACTTCTGTTGCAATTTCTTTTATAGAGTATGTAAGTTCGTGAATATCTTCGAGCTTTCCTGACATTTCCTTAAATTTAATGTCATGTTCATCTAATCTTTTTGTATTAGATTTACTTCTGTCTTCTGTTTCTTGAAGTTTCATTATATCTGACTTTTCCATCGTTACCTCCTACGCTGTTCTTTTCCACATATAACATGTTATATATGGTTGTAGTAATGATAATGATGTAGAGCCTGCAGAACTTGTAGTTTGTTGTCCTGATGCAGATATTGTATGAATGTGTCCTTGTCCTCCACCAGTACTTTTAGCAAATTTTTCAACATTTCTTAGAGTTTTATTCCATGCGGTCGCTCCAGACAGAGCATTTGCTTCAGTTGATTGTGCAGAGCCTCCTGAAGTCTGCCAAACATCATGCGTATGAGCGGGTATTTGATTTATTGTTAGTGCTGTACTTCCAGTATTTCCACCGTGATTATGACTTGCTATCGTATGTGTATGTGATATATTTGCTGTTTTTGAGCCTCCAGTTTTTTCAACTGTATTAAAACTACTATCTGATGTATTAACTCCAACAGGTACTCTTCCAGCTCCCCATAATACCCATGTTCCGAATCCTAAATATGTAGCTGGATTTGTGTTTGTTGTTTCCATTCTGATATGTCCAACAGGATTTTCTGCTTTTTTCACTGAAAGAACTGCATCATTTATCATTTTTTGTATATCTCTCAAATTAGGTTGCACTATAATCACCGCCTTACTACAAAATCTAATACATCTCCCGTTTCAAGAGCCCAGTCTGTTGTTGTTTTTATCTTATTAGATATGCTATTTGCTGTTCCAACTTCTCTATAATGTCCATCTGTTCCGCTTGCATCAGAGCTTAACAATAATCGTTCTCCATTCAAGTACACGTCAATCACCGCTTGTCCGACCTTATAGTAGCACGGTATTGTTACTTCTGTTCCCGCCGTAACTGCAGATGTGATTTTTAATTGATATTTATGCGTGACTAAATTCTTTTGCATTTTATTTAAGTTATATGCTGATAAAGGTATCTTGCCCGTGTATTTTGCTGGAGTTACTGTATGATTTACTCCATCGATGGTAACGTAAGCATCTTGCGTTTTTGTACCATCTTCAAAATTAAGTATTTCCATTCTTTTCTCCTTTCTCAAGGTTTTCTATTCTTTGCTTTAGTTCTTCTATTTGCTTTTGTTGTTCTTGTATCGCCTTTGTTGCCGTTGCTAAAATCGGCAATTGATTCATATAATACCTTTCTTCTATTCCCTTTTCTTTATTAGCTTGTTTTTTGACTACAAAGTTTTTATCTATCTGTTCCATCTCTTGTGCAATATACCCTATTTTATAGTGAGTATTATCGTCTTTCTTGTCAAACTCTTTATGATGAATTTTATTAATAATATCTATTGCTGACTCGGAACTATCTTTTATGTTGCTTTTTATTCTTATATCAGAAGAATCTCCAGTCTGATATAAATGTACACAATCAATATTTCCATTATTGTCTAGTATTATTTTTCCACTCGCTAATACAAAGTTTCCGCTACTATCTATCATTATTGGATTGCTATCATCTCCAAAAATTCTAAAGGTTTTTGTTCCATTTGAATTGTTATATACACTGAAAATTTCCTTGTTATCTCTTGTATCTCCATAAAACAAGTCTTCTCCAATCTCAAAACATAAACTATCATTATTATCATAAATCTTTGACTTTTTAAACCTAATCTTATTGAAATTCAAAATAATATCGTTTTCAATATGAAAACCATAATCGTCATCAGAATTTCCACCAAGATATATAACTGGAATATAAGTTGTCTTCCCATTTTCAGCAGTGGTCTTATAGCCCCAAGCCATAAAATTGTTTGTTGATTTTTCATTTAATGCGAACATTAAACTTTTGTATATATTATCGTAAGAAGGAAAATAACAGTCAAAAGCACCAATATCCATAGTTTTGCCATTGTTATAAAAGTGCTGACCAGTTTTGTCCAAAGCCATAAGAATTTTTTTGTTTTGATCTAATATCGCCAAACTTGCATTTCCATTAGCAATCATCATCTGTATATAATCAGATATTTTATTCCATGCTATTTTTATTGCTTCAGAATTAACCTGTAACTCAGTTGAAAGTTCCTCTTTTCCCAACTTTTGTTTTGCAAGTAATTGAATTTGGTATGCTGTCTGATTTATTGCAGTGCTAAGCTCTAATTTAGTAGCATACATATCCGTTAAGTCATTTTTAATGATGTATTCAGCGTAGAACTTGTTGCCTGTCATATCTATTAAATATATGTAATTGTCTCCTTCAAACAACTCTATCTTCGCATCAGCCAAAGTCTGCTTGACTGGATTTTCTAGCTCTTCTAGCACAAGATATTCTGTTAGCTTTAACTTACGCAAAACGTAAGCTTCATCTTTAGTAATAACTATACTGTCACTTATATTTCCGTTTGTTCTTAGTTCTTCTATATTAATAACGTATTCTTTTTTGTCTGCAGAAGGATTCGTTCTGCTTTGCTTGTCTACTATTATTTTGTACTGCACATTACATCACCTCCTGATTTACGTTTAAGTCTGATGATGGATATAAATCCTCATCAGGATATAAGTTGCATTCATACTTCTTGTTTCCCTCAATTATTAAGTTCAAAATGTTAATTTCTTTTGCATTCTCTAAATGTATTTCTGTAATTCCTTCAACATCACGCTTGTAGTCAACTGTATCTGCTACTTTTTGTTTAATTGAATCTACGTCTTGCTCTACTTGAGTTATCTTTTTTTCATGTTCTGTAGTTTCATTGACTAAGTCTTGAATTGAGCCTTCATTTTTCTTTGCTAATCTTTCAACTTTTAAAGTTTTCTTTTCTTCTTTTTGGGTTACCTTATATTCAGTATTTGTCTCGTCTGGTATATCCGCTTCACTATTGCTTGTTATCCCTGTATTAATTGTAATATTAGCCTTTAAATAAAAAGTCTTGTAAAAATTATCGTTTCTATCTCCCAAATCAATACAATCACATGGTTCTAACCACATAACACCTAAGTCAGATGCTTCATAAGAGTAATATTCTAAACCTTTTACTTGCTCAAACATATCTTCTATTACTTTTTCTCTTTGCTCTTGTAAAAATTCATTTTCGTCAAATCTTATTTCACATCTTCCATTTTGAGTGATACTTTCCTCATCTATTGATTCAATATTATCCTCTGTACTTCCTCTTCCTAAAACTAATGCATTTAGTGGTCCAAATTTTTCTTTGACTAATAAATTGGATATATAAGATTTATCTAACTGTTGAACTACGATATTGCTAGGTTTACAAAGATATAACTTATTCTCTTTTATAAAAACTGTTGTCAGTGTTGCTTCAGCAATTTTTTCTAAGACATCTCTATATGTAATCTCTTGATTTGTAAAAAAATCTTCATTTACTGTCAAATTTGAGTTGAAGAAGTTCGTTGAATATAGGCCGACTTTGCAAACTTCACACATCTTCTGTACCAATCTTATTATTGTACAAGGATACGTCAACTGTAATTCTGACTGCTTAAATGTTTTCATAAATCTAATCATTCTGTCATACCCTGTTACCGTTATCTCTTCTTTTTTCTTGTCATCTTCCATATCTTTTATATAAAAATTACCTAAATCTATATACTGAAAAGCATCATTTATATAAAGACCGTATTTAAAATTTATATCTTTATCTTTGAGCTGATTTGCTGTCTTGTCCGTAATCTCAACTTGTTTCATTATTGTCTTAAATAATTTGCCTTCAAATGAATAAATTATTTGTTTAATTTTAAATAGATCATTTCCTGTCGTGATTTTAATGTCTTGTTGTTTTATCTTCTTCGTCCTTAATTTGAAATTATTATTCATTTCTATCATACAAGTTGTGGCCTCCTATCTATGGCCGTCAAAACAACAGAAAATTCGTTCCAGTATCCTCCACAGGCAAGCGGACTTGATTTTATAGCTTGTCCATTATAAAAGTCTTCTGTGAATAAATCTCCTTGCTTATAGTCTCCCATATCTTTTTCTAACGAAAATTGAACATCCTCCAAAAAAGGATGTTCAAGCAATTTTTTTATTAGTTTGTATTCTTCATCAGATACGATTCCGAATTTCACTTCTAAAGTCGTAAAATATCCAATAAAGACTCCGCTATAATGGCCATCTAATGCATTTCTTCCTGTACTATCTCCCCATAACGGTTCGGGGCCAGGAGTTATAGAAATAATTCCTGGCACCTGAGTATTGTTTACTATTAATTTTGGTTCGTACATATTAACCTCCATTTGTTGCGAATCTATTTTTATTCTTTATTTTTTCAAGTCTTTTGTTTAACTCATAACCATCAATATATAAATTAGAGTCAAAGCTTAAATTTGCTAAAATTTGAATTATTCTTTCAAGTAGTGCTATAACTTTTTCATTATTGTCTAATCCCATCTCTTGATTAGCTTTCTTATATAATGCCATTAATTTATCTTCTGGCGCAACAATCTCTCCTTGGTGTCTATTATCTCCTATCATGGCTAATTGAGGCGTGTTAGCTTTTACATATCCTCCTTGTGCCAACCTTGGTAAATTAACTCTTTCTATTTTTCCAACATTTACACCTGGAATCAAGTTTATTATTCCAATAGCACCGTTTATTAAACCTATTGCTCTATTTATAGTTCTCTCAATTAATGAAATAACTCCATTAATTCCTGCCTTTACAGCATTAGAGATGGCATTACCGATGCTTGTTCCCAAATTAGAAAAAGAATCTTTTATTCTTTGCCATATTCCATTAAAGAAATTGCCGATATTACTAAATACTCTTGTAATTCCATTGTATGCTTGTTGAAATATGTTAGAAAACCACTGTCCAACATTCGAAAATGTATTTTTTATTCCATTCCAACAATTTATTGCAGTTTCTTTTACTTTGTCCCAATTTTTAATTAACAATATTATTATAGCTATCAAAGCAGCTATTGCGACCACAACCAGTGTTATTGGTGAGGTCAATACAGCTAATGCTGCGTTAAATAGCCATGTTGCTACTGTAGCAGCTGTAGTTGCTGCTGTACTAGCAATGGTTGCTGCTGTATTTGCAATTTTAGCTCCTGTATTTATAACCCACTGAGCTGCTTGCTTAACTAATGCCGTAGTTCCTGAAGCAATACTTACTACAAAGTCTTTTGCATACATCAATGTCAATGCAATCGTTTCTGTTTTGTCTGCAATCTTTGCAATTACATTTCCAAGAATAGCATTTTTTAATAATCCTAATGCAGCAATTACTCCTCCAGCTTGTTGTATAAAAGACACTAACTCTATAACTTTCCACGCTCCAAAAAAGCCTAATACAGCTTTTTCCATTTCAGTAACTACACTCTGATTTTCACCCATCCAATTTCCAATTCTTGATAAAGTATCTGCTAATAAATTAAGCGTGTTTACTATAGCTCCTCCAGTCCACTCTGCAATAGGCTTTAAAAAACTGTCCCAGAACCATTGAAAAACTGGTTTAAATGCTTCAATTAAAGGATTTAGAACCTTTAAAGCTCCTGCAATTAAATTTAAAAATGCAGGAAGTAAATCTTGTATAGTCCATTGGGCTAATGGAACTAAAACATTATCATATAACCATTTTAAACCATCTTTTATTGTGGTTATCAGTGGTTGTGCTGCTTCTTTTACTTTGTTAAAAGAATTAATAAGCGGTTCAAAATTAATATCGCCAAATATTTTTCCTATATCACTTGCTTGTTTTTTTAGATTATCTGTTAAATTTAGTCCACTTGTATCTATTTTTCCTCCTGCACCACTTCCACTTGAAGAACTATCATCTTTCTTTAATATTTGTGCAGTATCAAATGAAGCCAAACTTTTTAGATCTTTAGCAGATTTTTTGGCACTATCTCCAATTCCACTCACAGCATCACTCGCTTTTGATGCATCTGATGCTAAATTTGAAACAGTACTTGTACTATCATCTCCGCCAGCATTTCCGAATATCATTTCTGTAAATGATTTAAAAGCATTTGCCAACACTTGAAGTTTAGATAGTACCATATTTATTCCTTTTACTATCGGTGTAAATATGTTAATAAATCCTTGTCCTAAAGTTGCCTTTAGTTCATTAAATCTTAAGCCTAATACCCTTGTTTGGTTTGCCCAACTATCACTTGTCCTTACAAAATCTCCATTTGCTATATTTAATTTATCTAATACAAATTTATATCTTAGAGCCACTTTTTCCTGTTCAGACATTTTAGACGTTGTTTTTCCATAACCATTTGCCAATGCATATTGATCTAATGCATTCTGTGTCATTACAACACCTAAATCCTTTAGAGTCTCTGTTTCACCAGTAAATACTGATTTTAATTTTGTATATGCTTCATCACTTGATAAATTATAGAATGAAGCAACATCTCCAGTAAGTCCTGTTAATGTTTCTGACATTGCTAATGCTTCTTTATTCGAAAAATTAAACGCTTTTGCCATCGCACCAAACGTACCAACATATTTCTTTGTTACTGTTTGTCCCAAACCAAATTGAGTAATTGCATTTTCGGCAAACTTATTTACTTCTGTATTTAAACTTCCAAAAGTAACATCAACAACATTTTGTACTTCTGTTAAATCAGAGCCTAAATCAATACATTCTTTACCAAAATTTACTATTGCTTTAACAGAGAATGCTGCTAACGCTAATTTACCAATTTTCTTTAATGAGTTCTCTATTCCTGAACTTTTTATTGTATTTGTTGCATTCTTTAGTCCTTTGTTAAATGGATTTGAATTTAGCAATAATTCAAAGTCAACAGAGCCCACATTCGTGCTCATACCTACTCCTCCCTTCTTTTTTAGGATAAAAGCAGGTATTGGCTAACTACTCACCACTAATGGTTGTGTTGCTCACTCTGTCTTTTTCATCTATATCAATTTTAATTGTTTTCTTACATCTTATACATTTTATTTCACCCTTGCATTTTTCAACCTTTAATAAAAGTTGATTACAATTAGGACATCTTACTTCTGTCATTTGTTATCACCAGCCATTTCTTTAAATGCTTTTTGAAATTCTGTAATAACTTTTTCAAAATCTTCTTTGCTCATTTTCTTTGCTAATTTATTTCTATATTTCCATCTTATATTTTTTTGCTCTTGTGTGAAGTTTTTTAACATTTCTTCATCATCTTCACTGCGAATTTGAACAATGTTTCCGCAGTGGTGTATCTGGCATCAACCCAGATATAAGATTACACAATTCTGCATAACTCATTGTGTCTATTTCTTTTCTTATTCTTATTCCATATTGTTTTGCTAAACTTGCCTCAATCAAAGGCCAGTCTTCTTCCATGTCGTACCATAATTCTGTTTCATTATTTGTTTTGAAATCGTTTTTCCATTTCCTCATAAGTAATTTCATTTACTTGTGCCATTATTGCGATAATAATAACTTTTAAGTCTGCAACTTTTACTTTCATTCCTTTTATTTCTTCTAATGCTTCTTTTCCTAGTAATAATTCTATTGCTTTAAATAATCCATCTAAACTATCGTCTTTTTTAAATAAATCTTGTGCTTTCAACATTGTTTCTGCTCCGCAGTCTACTTCATATGTTTTACCTTCTGCTATTGTTATTGTTTGTGGTTCGTGACTTAATTTTGAACTAATATCTATATTTGCCATTTCAGATTCCTCCTAAATATATTTATAAGAGGCCTTTAAGGACCTCTTACTTTTTAATATCTTATTTTTTTACCGCTTGTGTAGTTTCAACACTTTGTGGTGATGCTTCTGTGTATGTTGGTTTTCCATTTGACATTACATCAAATTCTAGTGGAATAACTTCTGTTGATTTTCCTGCTCCCCAATTTGTTATATTATACACTGCATTTTCAAATACTAATTTTGCTCCATTTGGGAATGTCCATTGTAGACATCCTTCAACGTCTCTTCCGTTTTTTAATGCTAATCCAGCTACATAATCGTTTCCTGTATCTCCGAAATTTCTTTTTCCTGAGATAGAGATAGTAACAGATTTAGAAGTCATTAATCTTCTAACCCATCCTTTTTGGTCTAACGGATTCCACTCTTCTACTCCATTGTCTAATTTCACTGAAAAACTTTCCATATCTGCAATATCAGTTAATGCTTCTTTAGTAGCGCCAACTTGAAATTGGTTTTCATATACTGGATATACTCCTGTTTTAGTTGCCATTATTTTTCACCCTTTCTATATAATAAATTTAATTCTATTGAAAACTTGTAAATATTGTTTTCATCTGCGCCTAAATCAATAGGCCCATTATATAAACACTCAATTGAGCAATTATAATCATAAATAAAAAAAGAACTACAATCTAATAGTTCATAAATTTTATTGGCCATTGTTTCGGCCGTATCATAATTTTTCGTCCATCTTAATAATAGTGTAATTGGTAATATTCTATAACTTTTCAACTTTTTATATTTAGAATTGTCTTCTAATTGCCTACGATTAGCGTATAAAGCAATCGCTTTATCTTGATTTTCATCCATTTGTCCTATTGACCATTTCGTGCACTCTGGTATTATTTTTTTTAGATAATCCCTTATTGAGGACGTATTTATTCTTGTTATCATTGTCCACTTCTCCTTTTTAAGGCTTGTTTAAAATATTTTATAGGTAAACTTTTCTTTTCTCCAGTAATATAATCATCAAAATAATACTGTTTAGCATTAGGATTTTTTCCTTGTTTTATATGTATTTCTGGGTCGAAATAAACCTTTCTCGCATATACTGTATCTACAACTATTCTAGCAACACCTTTTATAACTTTTTTATCATCTACAAAAGTGCTATCATTTTGCATTGTACCAGTATCAAATGGCATTGTTTGACTTTGAATTAAATCTGTTTTTACCGCTTCTGCAGTATCTATCAATGCTAATCTTGCATTTTCTAATAATTCATTTATATTTTTAGTATTATATGTTATTTTCATATTAAACCAACTCCAATGTTGTATGATGAACGGTTCCATCTGGATTTCTTGGTCTACTTGCTTGATAAATTTCATATTGTATGTCATCTATTATTACTTGTCCACCACTTATTTTCCTTATAGTTGGTGCTATATCTCCAAGTAATATTACTTTTCCCACAAGTTGAATCTTTCTTCCATCTGGACTAATTATAACTTTAGTTGTTTCAACAAATCTACATTTTTGATTTTCTAAATTCAAAGAAGTTAAAGGCTCACCATCTTCTGATAAGCCTTCTTGATATATAACTACATCACATTTATTATTTAATAATCTTTCCAAATGTTTTGGATTTAACCTTTTTATCATATAATCCTATTTGTTAATCCTGTTCTTTTTAAATAGAAAAAGGCTAATTTTGATATATTTAGTTTATCTGCCATATCTTGTGATTCCTTTTCATTTACTGTTAAGTCCCCACCTATAGAATAACTAGATATACTGTTATCATCATATAAGCCTTCTTCTTTTATATATTCTGCTTGTAAACAAGTTGCTTTGATTATTAAATCTTTTTGTTGTGTTGTTAAATTATCAAATCCTCTTCTTTCAATTCTTGTTAATGTCGCTCTGTTGACATCTATTGAGGCTAACTCTAAATTTTTTTCTATTTCTTCATCTTCTAATACTTTAGAACCATATTTTGAGTAATCCTCTTTTGTTGCATAAACATTTATCATTTGCAACACCTCTTATTTTTCTTTCTTTTCTAATTCTGCAATTTTGGCTGTTAGTTCCTCATTAACTTTTGCAATTTTCTTTAATTCTTTTTCTAAATCTTTAGAAGCTACTTTTTTAGTAGCTCCTAATTTTGAATATCCTCTAGCTTCATATTGTGCTAATTCTTCTTCTTCAATAAGTAATAGTGCATTACCTTTTTCGACTCTTATTTTAGACATTGTGCCCTCCTATTCTCCAGCATATTCAGTTGTATCAACATCAACATATATACTATCAATTTTATTATCTTTTCCGTTTGGAAAAACAAATGTATCAGATAATGAGTGATCTTGATATAAATATCCATCACCTTCTGTATGTGAACCTGGTGCAAAATAATATATGTTAGATATCTTTGGAACTGTTTTTACAGTTTCAAGAGATGCAATTAAAACATTTATTTTATGAGAACCTGTTACAGCTTCTATTCCTTTACCTGGATCAGCAGTTACTTTTTCAACTGGTTCAAATCCATCTGTAAAATCAAATTTGTCATAAAATCTTTCATCATCTATAACTTCCATAATAGTTACACCATCGATGTCTGTAATTCTAGTTTCTATACCAATTCCACCTTCTGCTATCTGTGTCATTTCTATTTTTCTTGTGAAGTCTGTAGATTGTTCTAATAAATCCATAATAAAACTTCTAACATAACAAATTAATGAACCATTTTTTGCATATCTTCTTAATTTTCCAGCACTAAGCATACCTTTTAATTTTGTAAATACATTTGCTTTTGTCCACTCTGATTCAGCTGTAGAACTATGATACCCTGTTAATTTTTGTGCTTCACTTGCTACTTTTGAAAAGAAATATGCGTCCATCTCTGGAACTTGTTGAGTTTTATGGAATGTTTTAGATATATTTTTTATTGATGCTGTTTGATTTGTTTCATCAACATCTGCTACATCTACTAAAAATTCAATATCTCTATCATGTGTAACTGTATAAGGTACATCATTTTGTTCATAACTACCTTTATTCCATCCACCATTTCTATTATGTGATTTATAACCACTTGTCTTCATTTGTGTAAAATGAAATGTTTTAGCACCTACCCATTTAACGTTTGATGTTATAAATGGTGATGTTAAACTATCTTGCTCCATTATTTCTAATAGGTCTGGAAGCCAAACCTCTGCATAATTCAATGAATTTGCCATAATTAATTACCTCCTAAAATGAATTAAACCTGTTCCATCTTTTTGTGGCTACAGGCTTTTTGTCTTTTTGATTTTCATCAGAGTTACTTTGTGTTGCTCCGAATTTAAATCCTTTTTCTTCTTTTTCTTCTTCCTTTGCTATTTTTAACTCAGGAAATTCAGAAATTACTGCGTTGATTTCATCTTCTAGTTTCTTAGCATCTAATACACCGTTTTCTAGAACTTTTGACATATCAACTAATCTTGCTGCTCTTTCAACTTTTTTGACATCTACACCAGCTTTGGCCATAGCAAGTGCTATTTTGTCAGTATAGTCTGTTTGAACAGTCTCTTTTTGCTCTTCTTGTCCTTTGTCTTCTTGTTTGTTTTGAGTGTCTTGAACTTGTTTAGAAGTTTCACCTTGCTCTGCTTTTTCAGCACCTTTGGCATACATTCTTCTAATAAATCCGTCTAGCTCATCTTGATTTTTGAAAACTATTGAACCATCATCACCTTTTTGTGCTACTTGTTTTTTAGTTTTCTCACCCTCATTTTTGTTTTCAGCTCTTTGCTCTTTTTGAGCATTATCTGTTGTAGTTTGAGTATCTACATTTTCTTTTTTTTCGTCTTCCATATTGGAACCTCCCCCGTTTAAGGTCCGTCGACCATAATTTTTACAATAAAAAAAGAGCCTTTTAAGACTCTAATTCTAAAAATGGCACAAGTTAATGGATTTGAACCACTATCAACAGTTTTGGAGACTGTTGTGCTACCATTGCACTAAACTTGTATATAAAAAAACACCTACATTTCTGTAAGTGTTTATATTTTATTTATCTAAATTATCAATTGCATATTGAGCTTCACTCTTCGTAAATCCTTCTACTGACGATACTAGCTGATTATATATTGCTTTGCTTGACATATTCATGCTTGTTTGATATGTTTTTGCTTTTTCTAAAGCATTTTTATTCCAATCTGCTTCTATATTATCAATTGCATATTGTGCTGCTTCTTTTGTAAAGCCTTCTATTGATGATGTTAGTTGGTTATAAATACCTTGTTTCGACATATGTAAAGAATTAGAATAAGTTTCTGCTTTTTTTAATGCATTCTTTTCCTCTGTAGTAGGTTCTTTTCCCAATGAATATACTATAGTAATTTTGTCCCCTTGATGAGCCACTGTATTCGCTAAAATACTTTGACTTACAAATTTTCCTTTTGTGATATCGTTTGAATACTCTTCGATTATTTTACAATTGATCTTATTTGTATCCATCCATGTTTTGGCTTCTTCTTTTGACATTGTACTAAAATCTACTATTGTAACTTCTACTGAGTTATCTTTCTGATAACTGTTAGTTGAAGTAGTCACGGTTTTACTATTTTGAGTCACACCTATAATTATTCCTAGGCCTACAATAATTATCCAAAACCATCCTCTTTTGTATAATGCTTTTGTGGATTCTTTTTCATATCTTGCCATATTTTTTCCTCCTTTTATTTATATTATAAAAGAAGTATATCACTTTTTCTCGGCATAATTTGTCAAAATTTGTCGAATAATACAAAATTTTATTTTTTGTTAAACCATTTATCAATTTTTCCGTTCTCAACTGCCTTTGAAAACTCTTCTGCCTCTTTTTTCATTTCACCTGTTATTTCAACTTTCTCATTTATTTGAATTGGTTTAGGTATTTCATTTATCCATCTAGGATTTTTCATTAAATTTCCCTCCATAATAAATAATATTTGTCATCTATTTTCTTTACGTTTTCAACAATAAACTTACTATTTCTTGGATATAATATTTCAGCTTCATCTGGATTAAAGTTTCTTAAGTCTTTTGCTTTGCTCGACACAGTATATATTATTACATTAGCATTTTCATTGTAATCAGATTTACTTGAAAATGATAAATATTCATTGAACATTATTGGTTTATTTAATTTATTCATATCTATAAATTCTTTTAATTTTTTACTACTTCTTATGTCTAAGACTCTTACTATTGTTCCATTGTAGTCATTACATTTTTTCAGTGCTTCATCCAAGTGTTTAATTATGTTCTCTTGAGCATTATCAAATTTGAGATTATTCCTTAATATTTCGTTTATCTTATAACTTTCTGAACTAATATATTGATTTATTGCGTATTGTTCGTCGTTTGACAATCCTATTTTACTACTTTCTATTTGGTTTTGCAATTCATTAGCTTTACTTTGGTAATTTAATACATTTTCAGGTAATAAACTTCCTACTGCCAATCTTTCATATTGTTTCTGTCTTTGTTGTAAATATTGAGTATAAGTATCTTCTTTATCATGATTGTGTTTTGCTTTTTTGACTTCTTCTGGCTCATTATTTATGCCCTCATAATATGTGCTGGCACCATGTTGGCACCTAGGATGAAATAACCCTCCTGCTATTGCAGTGCTTAATAACGGATATTCTCCATCATCTTCTTTTCCTCCAGACCATACATCGTCTATATATACTCTTCCTTCCCACGGTGTACATGCGTCACATGCACCACCATGTTTTGATATATATACTAATGGATTGCCTAATTTCTTTCGCATTTCGCCTTCACCCATTAGATTAGCTCTTTTGTTAGCTGTCCTAATAGCCATGTCACAATAATCAGCTATATTATGTCTTGTACCATTTTTGTATTCAATACAATTAAAGCCTCTTGCTAAAAATTCTTTACTTGCCATATCAATAGCTTGTTTTACTGTTTCTGCTCCTGTATTAGCAAATACTTGTGCTTTATATATAATCTGTCTGTACTGATCATCAGCCATTCTCAATGTTGCATATTTAACATCTTTCATATCATATTTAGTACTTTTTATTAGTGCATCTAATTTTCTGTGATTTAATCCAAAAAAAGACCCACCCAATTGTGAATCTTCTTTCTTTATTATTCCTGCTTTTATAGCTTTCTTATTTGTTCTACTAGCACCTTCTCTAAATTGCTTTCTCATTCGAATTTTAGTCCATATGTTTATCTGTTTATTAAATCCTTTGAAAATTTCTTTATTTTGTTTTCTGTACTGCTCTAACTGCTTTAATTTTAATGCTTGCCATTGTGGCCAATCAAATCCTTTTGCTTTTTCGTCTTCTTTATGACTCCATAATGTTCTTCGCATAGACGCAATTAATTGTAACTCTATTTCTTCCATTACTTTTTTTATATCATATTCATTTTGCATTTAATCACCTACTCTAATGGTTCCATTATATTAGGTTCTTCTTTTTTAATTATTCCTGCTTCTTCTTTTAGTCTTTTTACTTCTTCTTCTTTTTCTTCTTTTGTTAAACTATCACCGTACATTGTATCAACTGTTTTTTCAATGCTCATTACATTTTGACCTGGCCTAGCCTTTGATACCGTTTCTACTGTTGCTTCAAAACTTGGATTAGCATATTCTTTGAAATCAACTATGGCTGTATACTCTCCTGCTATTTTTTCTTGTGCTAAATCATATGTTTTTAAACATATTGTAACCAACTTAGGAATAACCTTTTCTAATACGTCAATTACTTTACCTCTTGTATATTGTGTTGCCTTTTCTTTTTCTCTCTGTGCATCTGCATTATCAAGTTTCTTTACGTCTATTCCTAATGTTGATGGGCTTATTAATCCTTGTAAACATAAATCTAATGCAGTTATATATGACTGCAACATACCTTCGTAATCAAAATCTCCTTTTTCTCTTGTTATCTTGCTGCTTTCTGTTTCTGTTGATGAACTGCCTGTTTTTGCATATCTGTTATCAAATGTATTGGGCTTTAATAAATTGCCATTGTCGTCTGTCGGAATTAAATCTTCTGGAATATATGTTATTGTTCTATTATCTCTTAATGCATCTATCCATTTACTCCACACTTCGTCAAAACTATCGAACGCATCCAATTTTTTCTCTAATATACTTTGTCCTCTGCCTTTATATTTCTTTGATTTATTAAACATCATAGGTACAGCCAACATAAAATTTGTGTCTCTTGGTTCTTTTAAATCTGCTGTTTCTGGAATGGCTCTGTAATTATCCATTAATTTGTCATTTTTGTATAGTTCATATTTTATTCCATTTTTTGAGTATTTTTCAAACAAAGTATAGCAAGCATCTTTTTTACTGTATTTATTTTTAAAGTTTATTCCTGTTATCCTTCCTCTTGTATATTCGTAATCAACATCCTGTCCAGAATAAAACTCTATTATTGGATATTTACTTATGTCTGTATCATAACTTATCTTAAATGCACCATCACATTGCACAAATACATCAATTATTGCTTGTTTTAATGTTTCTTTGAAGTCATTTTCTTTTGCTATTTCTTCCCAATTTGTTTGTGCTTCATTGTTTCCTTTAACTTCTATTTTATTAAAACTATCAACTATTATATCAGCTAACATATCAACTATCATAGCAGGTAATCCAGTATGTATTTTTCTGATATTTATACCAGTTGTACTTTGTGCTGCCCAAAACTTAGCATTTCCCATCAAGTCATCTGTTTGTGTATAATATTGATGTAATTCTGAGGCATCTCCTCTATACCACAATAGATTTCTAAAACAATTACCTTCAAATGTATTTGTTTCTTGTATTGTTATTGTGTCTCCTACGCTTGGTTGTATTTCTAACCAATTTCGTATTACATTTTTTATTTTGTCATTGACTGTTCCCATTTTATTCCTCCAAACTTTCAGTTGTTGCAATTTCACTATCTTGACCTTCTATTATTCTAATTACTTCTATTGGTGCTTGTTCTTTATATTGTTTATATTTTAATTCCTCTTGTATTAATTCTTCATATCTACTTTGATCTATCTCAATTGTTGGTGTTTGAAATAATGTGCTTCTTGTACTCATATATTATTCCTCCTCATCTTTTATCAATTTCTTTATTACTTCCCAATTACCAATTTTCTTTTTGTGTGGTAACCAAGCATATTGACAACCATTTATGCTGTGGTCATTTCCGTCTTCTGGTTGATTATCTTCATCAAATGAATATTTGTTACATTCATCTATATAGTCTTTGCAAGTTTCAACAATTAAAAAATCACCAGTATTCAACCAACTTTCTTGTAGTTGAACTCTAGTGATTATCTTTGTCTTTTTCCATGCATTTTCAAAGTTATATACTAATGCATTTTGCCTTTTTGCTTTGTTTGCTTCCATTATTGTTCCTTGGTCTGCATTATCTATAAAACAAGTTCTTGCAAATCCCCATTCATTTTTAAATTCTTCCATGAATTGTATTATCCATTGAACTACATCACTTGGTGCAAATGGTATTGTTCTATCTCTATTATTAAATGTTCTTTCTTTTAATAATACACATTTATTATCTGTTGTTATACCTATACCTTCTAATGTTACCTTGTCGTGGCTTTCTTTTGAGTATGATGTATCACAACCAATAGAAAATAATTTGAATTTCATTTTCTTAGCTTCTTCTACTGTTATTATATTTTTAGGTTGTAAATTAAAGCATAGTCCCGTTGCCTTTCCTCTTAGTCCTTGTATTTTGTTTTTATACATCTTTGTTCCTATTGGTGTTGCATCTATTTTTTCTTGTATATCTTCCTTGGTTAATGCTGCATTATCATAAAATGTAAAATACCAATGTACCCAACCTTGCACATGAGGTTCTTTTAATTCTTTTAGTAATTCTGTTGGATAATCTTTTTCATACTTTGGTATTGGTCTACTTTTATTTATAAATTCTTTATATATGTCTAATGATGGATCATCTGGATTTGATGTTGTCATCATGTATTTACATCTATGCGTAACTTCTCTCATAAACTCCATATCTGCCAAGTTTACTTCATCTAGATATACACACCCAACTTGTCCCCCTAAAACTTTTTTCCATCTTTTTTTATCACCATAACCACATACATATATTATCTTTTCACCTTTATTTATGTCATATCTTATATGTGGTAGTCTTATTTTATCTTTTCCTTTTGGCCAGTACTCTGCTATATCTTCGAATTGTTCTAGTAAACCATTTTCGGAGTTTATTACATTCTTTTCTACCGTTCCTACATCATCACCTGCAATAATATGATACTTCTTATCAGAATCAGCAACCATGCACATAAACTTGAATATTCCTACTGTTGTTTTTCCTGCTGCAGTTGTTCCTTCTAAAAACTCTCTCTTGCATTTTGTTTGTAAAAACTCTTTATATTTTTGACTTAATTTCAACATTACACATCATCTGCACTTTGCATTTGATTTAATATATCTGATATAGCATTTTTCTTTTCTTCTTTTTCTTGAACATTTACATCCATTTTGTCATTAAATATTCCTAAATGTCTTCCTAACAATTCAAGAGCTTTAACTTTATCACATGAATCTACTTGTATTCCAAATTTGCCTTCTTTTATTCCAGACAATGCTTTTTTCTGTTCTTCTGTTAATTCATCTGTAGGAGTAAACTCTATTCCAGTATATTCTTCTTCCTTATAATCAACTATATCTTCTCCATCGAATATTGGTACATTTCTTTTCATCTTCTTTAATTTTGCATAATCACTTGCTTTTGAAAAGGCTATTGCTGCCAACTCTTTTATTACCATGTCTTGTGTTATTTCTGTTCTTTTTTCTCGTTTTTTCATTCTTTCTGATATGTATTCTTGAACCTTAGTATTTCTTAGCAATTTACTACCATTTACATTAGCGGTTTCGTCTTTTTTACATCTTGAATAAGCAACCTTATATGCTCTTGTTGCATTAAGGTCGATTAAATACTCATCACAAAATCTTTTTTGTGCATCTGTCATATAAGATTTCCTCTCTTTCCTTATTTGTTTTTAAATTGTTTTATCAATGTGTCTAATATTGTAGCCAAAATAAAAAGAGTAGTCGCCACAGCAACCGCTCCTACACAAATTAATATTACAGCTAAAAATATATTCCACATAGTCTTATGCCTCTTTTCCTGTCACTTTGTCTACTATCTTTACTATAACATCAGCTTCCCATACATAGTAGCTTCCTATTTTTGATACTTTCTCGTTTTGATTTTCTAATATTACTTTTTTCTGTTCTAAATTTAATTTTCTATTTACTTTTATTTGACTTATTTGTGAATTATCACATTCATATCCTTTTTTATTTAGTATAGTTACGACCAAGTTGTTTTTCGCTTTTGATATTTTTATACTAAGATTTTTTAACTTCTTTGATTTTACCTTTAAATACATCTTTGTTCTCCTTTATTTCTTTATGTTTAAAGCAATAATTATAGTGCCTGCATCTCTCACATTTATATTTCATACAATTTTCGTAATTAATCTTCTTTTTCATAGTACGCACACTTTGTTATGACTACGTCATTTA